CCTCAATTGCCAAGACTTCTTTCCAAGCACTGGGGCCATACGTCCAAGATATGTGATCTTTTATTTCAGCCCTCATTTGTTCCATTTTCTTTTTATTTGCAAAGATCTCAAGGGCAGTTTCTTCGTCAGATCCCTTGAATGTCTTCTTCCAGAAGGGTGGATTCTTCTCACGTTCCTCAAGATTAGAGAAATCACTAAAGGCTTTGCCCCATTGAGACAAAGTTCCTGTCATATCTTGAAGGTCTTTACCTGTAGAAATAGCCGCACGTATCGTCTTGTACGCCCCTGTCGCTAATGCCACACAACTTACTGGATCGATGGTTACACCCTAACCGAATATCTCCCGTCTTCAGACCTTTTCTGCTAGTTTATCTATCTTTCCTTCTAATCTAACCAGATGATCTACCACCCTAGACATCTCTGATTGATGATCTTCTCGCTTAATATAGTTCTCTCGCGTCATGTTTAGCAAGATGTTGAGTCGTTTTACCTCACTGCTCATGTGACTAATCCACCACGCCATAGGCGCTACAATGAGCGTGACGATTATATTCCATATCATGGGTATTGAAACTTCCATTGTGCCACCTGTAATATATATAATATATATATAATATAATATATATATAATATTAATATATATATATACTTAAAATATATATATTAGTATATACTATATTTTGAGATAGAGATTCTCCCTTATCTGTCTCTTGGTAGGTAGGCAACCCCACCCTTTTGTCTGCCTACCTTACAAACGGAGAGATGATGCAGAAACTCGCTGCAATGAAAGATAAGATATCCCAGTTACCTGTAGAACAGCAGGTAGAATTACTGGATCTTCTGGCAGAACTAGAGGAAGTGGAGAACAAATCTGCTTCTAAGGATGATTTCATTAGCTTTGTTAGATTGATGTGGCCTAGCTTTATATCAGGCACTCACCACAAAAAGATGGCTGATGCCTTTGAAAGAGTCGCTAGAGGTGAGCTAAAGCGTTTGATTATCAACATGCCACCCCGACATACCAAGTCAGAGTTCGCTTCTTTCCTTTTGCCTGCATGGTTTCTTGGTAAATACCCCGAAAAGAAAGTTATTCAAACGGCACACACAGCAGAACTGGCTGTAGGATTTGGTCGTAAAGTTAGAAACCTGATACAATCAGATGACTTCCAGAAAGTTTTTAGTGGCATTACCCTGTCATCAGACTCGAAAGCTGCGGGTAGATGGAACACAAACAAGCGTGGTGATTACTTTGCGATTGGTGTTGGCGGTGCGGTTACTGGTAAAGGTGCGGATCTTTTGATCATAGATGATCCTCACAGCGAACAGGACGCGCAGCAAGGGCAGTTTAACGCTGATGTCTACGACAGAGTCTACGAATGGTACACATCAGGCCCACGGCAGCGTCTGCAACCAGGAGGAGCTATTATCGTTGTGATGACCAGATGGTCTAAACGTGATTTAACTGGTCAGATTCTGCAATCAACATCAGATCGAAAGGGTATGGATGACTGGGAAGTGATAGAGTTTCCTGCAATCATGCCGTCAGGTAAACCGTTATGGCCTGAGTTTTGGTCTCAAGAAGAACTGGATGCACTGAAAGCAGAACTTCCTGTATCAAAATGGTCAGCCCAGTATCAACAAGACCCCACCGCTGAGGAAGGTGCGCTCATCAAAAGGGAATGGTGGCAGGAATGGGACAACGATAGACCGCCTCAGTGCGAAGCTATCATACAATCTTGGGATACTGCGTTCCTCAAAACACAAAGATCAGACTACAGCGCCTGCACAACGTGGGGTGTGTTCTACTATGAAGGGCAACCTAATATAATCTTGCTTGATGCATTCAAAGAAAAGCTAGAGTTCCCTGATTTGAAACGTGCAGCATACGATAAGTACATGGAATTTGAGCCTGATCAGATGATTGTGGAGAAAAAAGCGTCTGGTGCGCCCCTGATATTTGAGCTTAGATCTATGGGTATTCCAGTTACAGAGTTTACACCTTCGCGTGGACAGGATAAGATTGCGAGAGTAAATGCAATAACAGACCTGTTCGCAAGCGGCTCAATATGGTATCCTCCCACCAGATGGGCAGAAGAAGTGATTGAAGAGTGTGCATCATTCCCTTCTGGGGATCATGATGATTTAGTGGACTCGACCACACAAGCTCTGCTAAGGTTTAGGCAAGGTGGTTGGGTAAGAGCCGAAATGGATGACTGGGATGATGAGCCAAGATATCAAAGACCAGTCGAATATTACTAGGAGATAGTCATGGCTATTGAAAAGCAGATGGAACCTTCAGATCTAGAAATCGAAGAAACGGATGCTGAGAATATTGAAGTAGAGATTGTAAATCCTGATGCGGTATCGATAGATACTGGTGACGGTGGAGTGATTATAGACTTTGAGGGTGATATAACCGAAAGCATTACAGGTCCAGACCATGACGCAAACCTAGCTGATTTTATTGATGAAGCTGAATTACAATCAATGGCATCTGAACTTGTAGGAGAATTTAATTCTGATCGTGAGTCTAGAAAAGACTGGGCAAGAGCCTACGTTAAAGGATTAGATCTTCTTGGGATGAAGATAGAAGAACGTAGCCAACCGTGGCAAGGGGCATCTGGAGTGTTCCATCCAGTTCTTACAGAGGCCGTTGTTAGGTTTCAGGCACAGGCAATGGGCGAGTTATTCCCTGCGTCTGGGCCAGTAAGAACCAAGATTATGGGTAAATTAACCCCAGAAAAGACAGATCAAGCTGACAGAATCCAGACAGAAATGAACTATCTTCTGACTGAAGAGATGACGGAATACCGTGATGAGACAGAACAAATGCTTTTCAAGTTACCGCTTGCAGGTTCTGCTTTCAAAAAGGTTTACTATGATCCGTTAGAGGATAGACCTGTAGCTATGTTTGTCCCCGCAGAAGACTTCGTTGCTTCTTATGGTGCATCAGATCTGGCTTCCTGCCCTAGATACACACACATCATGAAGAAAACAGCTAACGAAATCCTAGAACTACAGGTGGCAGGATTCTACAAAAAGGTTGATCTCCCTGAACCAGAGCCAGACTTCTCAGACATTCAGGAAAAATATGATGAGCTTGATGGAGAGAGCGCAGTCATAGAGGATGATGACCGTCATACGATTCTTGAGATGCATGTTACCATGAACATGCCAGATGAGTTCGATGATCCAGATGGAATAGCAAGACCCTATGTAATTACAATTGATAAATCTTCTCGTGAGATATTAGCGATTAGAAAAAACTGGTATGAGGAAGATGCAAAGAAAAAGAAAAGACTACACTTCGTACATTACAAATACCTACCTGGGTTGGGTTTCTACGGCACAGGTCTTATACATCTCATCGGTGGATTGGCTAAATCGGCAACGTCAATTCTTCGCCAACTTATTGATGCGGGTACATTATCTAATTTGCCTGCGGGTCTTAAAGCTCGCGGTCTCCGCATTAAAGGTGATGACACTCCGCTTATGCCAGGTGAGTTCAGGGACGTTGATGTTCCAGGTGGTGCGATACGGGATTCAATTACGTTCATCCCTTACAAAGAGCCATCAGGAGTTCTCTACTCGTTACTTGGCAACATTGTCGAAGAAGGACGCAGGATAGGTTCTGTTGCAGACATACAGGTGGGAGACATGAACTCTCAAGCACCTGTTGGTACAACGCTTGCTCTTATGGAGCGCAGCATGAAGGTTATGTCTGGCGTACAGGCTCGCATGCATGCCTCTATGAAGAACGAACTGCGATTGTTGGCAAGGATTATACGTGATTACATGCCTGCTGAGTACGCCTATGAAATGGATGGTGACTTCAACAGGCAGAAAGATTTTGATGCTCGTGTCGATGTTATACCTGTTTCAGATCCTAATGCTGCTACGATGTCCCAAAGGATTATGCAGTATCAGGCGGCGTTGCAGCTTTCTCAGCAAGCTCCTCAATTATATGACATGGGGAAGCTGCATCGTCAGATGCTAGAGGTGTTGGGAATACAGGACGCAAGCGATATTGTTAAACTACCTGATGACATCAAGCCTGCTGATCCTGTTACAGAAAACATGATGATGCTCAAACAAGAGCCAACTAAAGCATTCAAGTATCAAGATCACGAAGCGCACATAGCGGTGCACATGGCTGCGATAGAAGATCCTAAGATGCGAGAGCTTGTAGGGCAGTCACCGTTTGCACAGGCTATCGGGGCGGCTATGGCTGCACATGTCACAGAGCATGTTGCTTTCCAATACAGACGTGAGATTGAGAAGATGCTTGGTGTTGAGATGCCAAACGAAGATCAGCCACTACCAGAAGATGTAGAGGTGGAGATCTCAAGACTCGCAAAAGAAGCATCAGAAAAACTGTTGCAAAAGAGCCAAGGAGAAGCTCAACAAGAGCAGATTCAGCAGCAACAGCAAGATCCTGTTGTACAAATGCAACAGGCAGAACTACAAATGAAGCAAAGAGAACTAGAGCACAAGATCCAAATGGATACGCAAAAGTTGCAGCTTGATGCGATGACAAAAAGTTCAAATGCACAAATTCAACAGGAACGTATTTCCGCTGAGAACCAACGTGAGGGTGCACGTCTTGGCGTAAAACTAGCCACCGATCTGGATAAATCACAGCGTGAAGACCAGAAAGAGGGTGCAAAACTGGGTATCGAAATAGCGAAGGAGCTTGTAAAGGGAGATGAGTGATACTGTGTTTTCGCTGTTAGGGCGAAAGCTTGACGAGTATGAGGAGGATATTAAAACATATCTTGCGTCTGGTCAGGCAGAAGATCTTAGTTCTTACAATCGTTTGGTGGGACGATGTGATCTTGTAAAAATTATACGACAAGATTTAGAGGATATAGAGAAAAGATATATTGAAAGTTAAAAATTTTTTTACTATTGTCCAAATCAGGGAGTATTCGTGGATGTCCACGCAAGGTGACTGTGAACCTTTAAATCACTGCAAGGTATTGAAATGTATACAGGAAATACGACTACAGAAGAAAAAGTAGCTAATCAGCTACCACAGCCAAAAGGATATAAGATCCTAATAGGCGTACCAGAAATCAGCGACAAAACAGAGGGTGGGGTGTTTATGCCTGACGGTCTAAAGGCCGCAGAAGAAACTGCTTCTATTATTGGTTTTGTTATGGAACTAGGCCCAGATGCCTATGCTGACAAAGACAAATTTCCACATGGAGAGTACTGCAAGAAAGGAGATTTTGTAATCTTTCGATCTTATTCAGGCACTCGATTCAAGATACATGGGAAAGAGTTTCGTCTTATCAATGATGACACTGTTGAGGCAGTGGTCGAAGATCCAAGGGGGTACACAAGAATATGAACCAAGCAGCAGAACAGCAAACAGAGTTTGAAGAAGAGACGGTAGCAGAGGCTATTGAGTCTGCAACTGTTGATTCTGAAGAAGACGATGGCTTTGAAATAGAAGTTGTTGACGATACTCCAGAAGAAGATAGGGGAAAACCTAGAAGGGCTGAGGGCAGTGAGCCACAAATTCCTGATGATGATGAAATAGAAAACTATAATGATAATGTTCAGAAACGCATTAAACAATTAAAGTTTGAGTATCATGAGGAAAGAAGGGCAAAAGAAGAAGCTGCTCGACTTCAGGATGAAGCGTTACGCTATGCAGAGCAAATCAAACAAGAGAACGATAGGTTAAAGAAAACTCTTACAGATGGTGAAGCAGTTTTAGTTAATCAAGCTAAGGGTCGTGTAGACGCACAGCTAGAAAAAGCTAGAGCCGCTTACAAGTCAGCGTATGAAACTGGTGACTCTGATGCTCTTATTGAAGCTCAAGAAACAATAGCAAAGTTAAGTGTAGAAAAAGATAAGTATGACTCATACAAACCTAAACCTGCACCACAGCCTGCGCCACAGCCACAGTATCAACAGGAAACAATGCAGCCAAGAAAACCTAGTCAAATGGGTGTAGAATGGGCTGAAGACAATCCCTGGTTTGGCGAGTGGAGTGATCAGTATGATCCTGAAATGACAGGGTATGCTTTTGGCGTTCATGAAAAACTTATTAAAAGTGGTATTGCGCCAGACACTGAAGAGTACTATAATCAAATTGATGATGCGATGCGTCGCGTCTTCCCAGATGAGTTTGACGATGAGCCTTTTGAGGAACCCGCACCTCAACGTCAAGCAGGCAACGTGGTTGCCCCCGCTGCTAGAAGTGGAAAAAAACCACGCAAAGTGCAACTGACCTCAACGCAAGTCTCTCTCGCCAAGAGGCTTGGTCTGACAAATGAGCAATATGCGGCGCAATTAATGAAGGAAGTGAAACGATGACGAACCGAAACTCACGCAACACACAGACTCGTGAAGAGTCGAAACGTAAGGTGTCATGGACGAGACCTTCTATGTTACCTGTCCCCGAAGCCAGAGAAGGTATTGAATACCGTTGGATTCGCACCTCAACACTTGGACAGAGTGATAATACGAATGTTTCTTCTAGATTTCGTGAGGGATGGACGCCTGTTCGTAAAGAGGATCACCCAAACCTTCAAGTTGTGTCTGATATCGATTCTCGATTTACAGACAATATTGAGGTCGGTGGATTACTGCTATGTCAGAATGCTGCCGAAAATGTGCAGGCTAGACGTGATGCACAGCTCCAACAAGCTGAAAGCCAAATGGATGCTGTGGATAACAGC